TTGTTACCAGTACACCAAATAGTGATGACGATACTTTTGCTGGCATTTGGAATCAAGCAATTAAAACTGTTGACGAATATGGCAATGAACAAGAAGTAGGTATAAACGGATTTAAAGGTTATCTTGCTACATGGGATCAACATCCTGATAGAGATAGCGATTGGGCTACAGAAGAAATGAGTAGGATTGGTGAAGAACGTTTTAGACGTGAACACGAATGTGAATTTATTATATACAATGAAACATTAATAGATGCATTGTATTTGGCTACTATGGCCCACACAGAAACCCTGTACAAGACAGGACAAGTTCGTTGGTACAAAAGGCCCACAGCAGATAAAATGTATGTGCTATCGTTAGATCCTAGTGCTGGAACTGGTGGAGATAATTCTGCAATACAAGTAGTAGAATTACCTAGCATGGTACAAGTAGCAGAATGGTGTCATAACAAAACTCCTGTTGAAGGACAAATAAGAGTTATGATGGATATTCTAAAAGAATTAAAACAATACGGTTCAAAAGAATTATATTGGACAGTAGAGAATAATACAATTGGAGAAGCCGCTTTAGTTGTTATTAGAGATACAGGCGAAGAACAATTCCCAGGAACATTTTTACACGATCCTGTTAAAGTACAAGGCAAACGAGGTCGTAAAGGATTTCATACAAGCAGTAAAACTAAAATTGACGGCTGTTTACAACTTAAACGTTTTATAGAGCAAGGCAAACTAAAAGTCTACAGTAAAGCATTTTTAAGTGAACTTAAAAACTTTGTTGCACGTGGTAATAGTTTTGCAGGGCAACCAGGTGAATCAGACGACTTAGTTATGAGTATGGTTATTGTGTGTAGAATGATTAGTTACATTAGTACATTTGAGGATGACATATTTACAGTGGTAAACCAAAATATTGGCGATGGTTCAAGACCTGACGATGATGGGCCATATGACGAATATGACGAACCTATGCCTGTCGGTATGCTGTAAAATCTTAGTTAAATGATAAATACATACATAACGGAGATACAAGTAAATGGCAACAAGTGTAAAAACAGTAGCAGATAGAGTTTTTAACCTATTAAAAGGTTACGGATTCCAAATTGATACTTATAATAAAGAAGGCGAAGTTGTAGGCGATCCAGGAGATGCAATTAGATTTTTTGTTGAAGACCCAAACTTACTAGTTACACTTAATGTTCCTAAAGAAGAAATAAGACTTAGTATCAGTGATAATACTGACCAAACAGATACACTAAGAAACCAATTAACAGAAATAGCAAAAGACTATTTAATGATGTTGGACTTCAGAGTATTTGGTAAAACACTAAAACCAAGCAGTGAAGCAATTAACATATCAAGAGAAGCAGACATGAAAGAACATAATAGAATGAGAAAACTAGCAGGGCTAGAAACTATCAAAGAAGATAGAACAGTTGTAGGATGTAATGATGACCAATCCTTGTATATGTTCTTAGGTAACGAACAAATTAATTTAGGTAAAACACCACAAGAGATTGGTGCAAAACTTAAAGAACTAAAACCAGATTTCAGTGATATGTATTATAGTTCAACAATGGACTTTGCAACAGAGTGCGGATTTGAAAATGATGACTCAGCAAAAGAATTAATGGATGCTGGCATACAAGCAATGAACGACGATGATGTATTTGAAGATGAAGGTAAATTCTCAAAAATTGCCGAATACGGTATCGGCTTTGGTAATGTACAAGGTAAATCTTTAGCAGACACACTTAAAAATGTAGTCAGAGGATATGAAAAAGATACAAAATTTTATATTGCTCAACTGGATAAAGCACAGAAAGATTCTCAATATGCAGATGCAGATGAAGAAGAAAAAGAATCAATTGAGTACGAATATACAGATGGAGTCAATATTGATGATATGAAAGACAAAACGGAGTTTTTTAAACTGACATTACAAGACCATCTAGAATCAGGTAGAACACATTGGTGGCAAAGTGAACATGGTTTGTACCTAGATACTGCTGTTAGAGACGAAATTGCAGATGAGTTATCTGAGATAGGTGCATGGCAAGGCGATTTAAATGATGGTGAAGGAGGAGAAACAGGTCAGAATGAAGAATTAAACGATTTAAGAAAAAGAGCTGGCTTAGAAGTAAAAGAAGATGAAAAGGGTCCTTATGCAAATTACGTTACTTATATTGGACCAAACGGAGAAGAAGTAGGCAATGAAGATTACGATGATGAATTAGGACCAGATATGATGGCTCAAATGGTATCAGATGAAGAATGCAAAATGTTATGTGATAAACATGATATAGACTATGATTATACTGTTGGTTGTTTGAAATTTGACGACGGAGAAGCAACAATGCAAGATGGTGAAGAATTACCAGATGGCACAATAGCATTTTATGGTGGTGAAGAAGGATTATTGGATGATATCAGAGAAGCAGAACAATCACAAGAAGATTGCATTCGTAAAACATTAGAAAAAGAAGGCGGAGCGGCTGGATTAGGTGCTCTAGAAGATGCATGTAAAGAAGCAGGCTTTGACGGTGATGTTAAAAAAGTTATTGCTAGTATGTCAGATGTTAAAGAACATGAACATGGTGACTTTATACTAGAAGGTAAAAATTGTGGCTGTGGACAAAATCCTTGTAAAACATACGGCACTAAAAAAGAGTCTGTAGAAGAAACTATTGTTGTAGAAGCAAGTTTAGGTTCTATGAGAGGCAGTATTAAAACAAGTAACCAACCACTAGGTGGAACAAAGATTATTGTTAAACATACTAAAGCAGTAAACGAAGAAGTACGTGGTTCTAGAAGTAGAAACATACAAAAGATATTCATTGAGAATAACGAAGAAAGATTCTTATTCCCAAGCAAAAACTTAAATGGTGCCAGAGCAATGGCAAGACATTTATATAACGGTGGACAAATGCACGATACAGTAGGTGAAAGTATTGTTGCTATGTGTACTGAATTAAAAACATTAAAAGAATTCGCAAACTATGTTAAGAAGAAAGGTCTTATAAATGAAGAAAATAATGACTATGTAGAACTTGCAAGACAACATATTAGCACAATTAAAGAAACGTTTAAAAAATTAAGCGGTGTAAAAACTTACAGTAAAGCAGTTGAAAGTCTAAAAGACATGAACAATATTGATATTGTAAATGAAGTAAATTTAGAAGACCACTTTACAGAAACACACTTTGATGACAAAGTGGGTACAGTACATGAAACTATCAGTAAGTTAGTAAATAGACAAACTGCATTTGAAAGTATGATTATGACAACTATTGAAAGTGAGAATTTTGCAGGTGTTAAAGAACTTATTAGTGAAGACCCAATGGACTTTGCTACACCAGAAGCAAAACTAGGACATCAAGTATCACAGTTAGGATCTACTGCTAAGAGCCCACAACTTGCAAACTACTTAGGTAGCATTAGTAATAAACTAAGCAATGGTGGACAAATGAATCAATTTGAATACAGAGCAGTTAAGGCTTCGTTACTTTCAGCACAAAGAACAGACCATGCTGAAATGGCCCATACTGTAACAGAAGAAGAGAAATATACCGATTTTATAAACAGTTTTATTAAAGATTAAATAAATACATACATAACAAGACAACGGTTATTGTCGAAAGACAAAAAAAGGTTGACAACATGGCACAAAGAAAGTAAACTTAGGCACAGTAATACATAAACACAAAGTAGTATTACACATTATGGCACAAACATAGGAGACATTATTATGGCATCTTTGGCAGAAATAAGGGCTAAATTGGCAAGCATGGAGAACACTAAAAGTTCTAGCCAATCATCAACAGGCGGCGACAACGCCATTTATCCACACTGGAATATCGACGAAGGAACATCAGCAGTTCTCAGGTTCTTACCTGACGCAGACACTGATAATACATTCTTTTGGCAAGAAAGACAAATGATTAGACTTTCTTTTCCAGGTGTAAAAGGCGGTGACAGTAAACCTGTTACAGTACAAGTACCATGTGCAGAAATGTACGGAGATACTTGTCCAGTATTAACTGAGGTTCGTCCTTGGTTTAAAGACGCAAGTCTAGAAGACATGGGTCGTAAGTACTGGAAAAAAAGAAGTTACATATTCCAAGGATATGTTACTGAAAACCCACTTAACGAAACAACACCTGAAAATCCAATCAGACGTTTTGTTATATCCCCTCAAATCTTTAACATTATCAAATCAGCATTGATGGATCCAGATATGGAAAACATTCCTACTGATTATGTTAACGGTACAGATTTTAGGGTTATGAAAACCACTAAAGGTCAATATGCTGACTACAGTACTTCTAAATGGGCTCGTAAAGAACGTGGCTTAAATGAAGAAGAATTGGCGGCAATTGATACAAATGGTTTGTATACATTATCAGACTTTTTACCAAAAAGACCTGGGCAAGATGAACTTAACGCAATTAGCGAAATGTTCCAAGCATCAGTTGATGGCGAGTTGTATGATGTTGAACGTTGGGGTAACTTCTACAAGCCATATGGCGTAGATGTACCTGCAAATGCTTCAGCAAAACCTACAACGACAGCACCAGCTCAAGCGGCTCCGGTAGTAGAAACTCCAGCACCAACAGTAACAACTGAGCCAGTAGTAGAAACACCTACTCCTGCAACGGCTGAGCCTGTGGCTGAAGCAACTGCACCTGCACCTGCAACAGCAGAAGCAACTGGTGATAAGCCTAGTGCGGATGATATTTTAAATATGATTCGTAACAGATCCTAGGAGAAGATAATGCAGAAACCATTTGACCTAACTAAATTCAGGACGGGCATAACTAAAGGCATCACTGGTATCAGTGCAGGCTTTCATGACCCCCAGGATTGGATATCAACTGGTAACTACACTTTAAATTACTTAATAAGTGGGGACTTCCATAAAGGAGTCCCACTTGGTAAGGTAAGTGTATTTGCAGGAGAATCTGGTTCAGGTAAGAGTTTTATCTGTTCAGGTAATTTAGTTAAAAACGCACAAGACCAAGGCTGTCAAGTTGTACTATTTGACAGTGAAAACGCACTCGATGAAGATTGGCTACAAGCATTAGATGTAGACACTAGTCCTGAGAAACTTCTCAAAATTAGTGTTAGCATGATTGATGATGTTGCTAAAACAATCAGTGAATTTGTAAAAGACTATAAGACTAACTATGGTGACTTACCATATGATGAACAACCTAAAATGCTATTTGTAGTAGACAGTTTGGGTATGTTACTAACACCAACAGATGTTGCACAATTTGAAAAAGGCGACATGAAAGGTGATATGGGTAGAAAGCCAAAGGCATTAACAGCCTTAGTTAGGAATACAGTTAACCAACTAGCACCACATCCAATTGGACTTGTTGCTACTAACCATACATACGCATCACAAGATATGTTTGATCCTGACGATAAGATATCAGGCGGACAAGGTTTTGTATATGCTTCAAGTATTGTAGTTGCAATGAAGAAACTTAAACTTAAAGAAGATGAGGATGGTAACA